GAAGTATACACCAATCTCCATCCCCAATAATGAAGCACAGTTTCTGGAAACCAGAAAGTTTCAGGTAGAGGAAATCGCCCGGCTGTATCGAGTGCCGCTCCACATGATCGGCGATCTTGACCACGCCACATTTTCCAATGTGGAACATCTCTCTTTGGATTTCGTGAAGTACAGTCTTGACCCATGGATCGTTCGGTGGGAGCAAGGTATGATGAAAGATCTGCTTTCCGATTCAGAGAAAGGCAAATACTTCATCAAATTCAATGTAGAGGGGCTTTTGCGTGGTGATTATGCTTCCAGAATGCAGGGCTACAGTGTTGGTATTCAGAATGGTTTCTTATGTCCTAATGATGTAAGAGAGCTTGAAGATATGAACCTCATTCCCGCAGAAAAAGGAGGCTTTACCTACATGGTTAACGGCAGTATGACACCCCTTTCGTCGGCAGGGGCTGCTTATGCAAAAAATATCGAGAAAAAGGAGAATAACGCAGAATGAAAAAATTCTGGAATTGGATGAAAAACGAGGATACAGGAACAACAGAACTGTATTTTGAGGGACCTATCAGTGCTGAAACATGGCTCGGAGATGAAATCACTCCCGGACTCTTCAAATCGGAACTGGAGCAGCACCCCGGAGATTTGACTGTTTGGATCTGCTCCCCGGGCGGAGACGTGTTTGCTGCGAGTCAGATTTACACGATGCTTCGCAACCATAAGGGCAAAATCACAGTGAAAATCGATGCACTTGCCGCATCCGCTGCATCCGTGGTAGCAATGTCAGGTGATGAAACATTTATCAGTCCTACCGGAATGCTCATGGTGCATGATCCGGCGTGTTTTGCTTCCGGAAATAAGGCAGATATGGAAAAAGCAATCAAAATCCTCGAAGAGGTCAAGGAATCCATCATCAACGCCTACGAGCAGAAATGCCATCTCAGCCGTTCAAAAATTGCAAAAATGATGTCGGAAGAGACTTGGCTGAATGCAAAAAAGGCGTTACAGCTTGGCTTTGTGGACGGCATTCTGTTTGCAAAGGAAAAGATGCCGCAGGCTGAACCGGAAGAGGAAGAATCTACAGAAGAGGAATCCTCTGAAGAAGCACCCGATGAGGAAGATGATGACGAGGATGACCCCGATAAAAAAGAGAAAAAGCCGCCGAAGGACATGGTAAGCTTCAGCTACACACCTGCCCGCACAGCGGCTTCTTTTATGCAGAAGGTTTCTGCAACGCAAACAGGTACACCAATCGCCCAGCTCGATAAGAGACTGGAACTTTTAAAGTATTAATTTTAGGAGGCATGATAATATGACTATTCAGGAACTGAGAAAAAAGAGAGCCAAGGCATGGGACACGGCTCGTGATTTCCTCGACAATAAGAGAAATGCAAGCGGTGTGCTTTCCGAGGAGGACAGCAAAACCTATGACGCACTGGAAGCCGAGGTCGTGAACCTCGGCAAGGAAATCAAGCGTTTGGAACGGCAGGAACAGATTGACGCAGAGATGAGAAAGCCCACATCACAGCCGATTCTTGGTACTCCTGCAACGCCCGACAATCAGACCAAGACCGGCACTGCATCTGCGGAATACACAGCTGCATTCTGGAATAATATCCGCAACCGCAACTGGATTGATGTCAGAAATGATTTACAGGTCGGCACAGATACTGAGGGCGGCTTTCTTGTGCCAGATGAGTTCGAAAAGAAGCTCATTTCTGCACTTGAGGAGGAAAACGTATTCCGTCCACTCGCTACCAAGATTCAGACATCAAGTGGAGACCGTAAAATCCCCGTTATTACGCAGAAGGGCGAAGCAACGTGGATGGAGGAGGAAGAGGCTTATACACTCTCCGATGACGCTTTCGGACAGATTGCTCTCTCCGCTTACAAGGTCGGCACTGCTATTAAGATTTCTGAGGAACTTCTTAATGATTCTGTTTTCGACCTGCCTTCCTACATTGCAAAGGAATTTGCAAGAAGAATCGGCACAAAGGAAGAGGAAGCGTTCCTCATCGGTGACGGTAAGGGCAAGCCTACCGGCATTTTTGCTGCGACAGGCGGTGCGGAAAACGGTGCGACCACAACAGGTGCAGCTATCACTTTTGATGATGTAATCGAGCTGTTCTACTCCCTCAAGAGTCCGTATCGCAAGAAAGCTGTGTGGGTGCTGAATGAGCAGACCGTGAAGGCGCTCCGTAAAATCAAGGATAATACGGGCAATTTCATCTGGCAGCCTTCTGTCAGTGCAGGACTTCCCGACACCATCCTGAACCGCCCCTATGTGACCTCTGTATATGCTCCGACTATTGCGGCTGGTGCAAAGGCAATTGCATTCGGCGACTATTCCTATTACTGGGTGGCTGACAGACAGGGACGTTCTCTTAAGCGTCTGAATGAGCTTTTCGCTATGAACGGACAGGTCGGCTTCCTTGCTTCTCAGCGTGTGGACGGCAAGCTGATTCTGCCCGAGGCCGTAAAGACTCTTACAATCAAAAAGGCGTGATAGCATGATTACCCTGAACGAAGCCAAAAATTATCTTCGTGTCGACCATGAGGAGGATGACAAGCTCATCCTCCAACTGCTCGATACGGCAAAATCACTGGTCAAGGACGTGGGCAGAATGGATGAGGAAAAATTCACTTGTTTTGAAGATGTGACGAGAACAGCGGTATTATTCGCTCTCGGATATTTATACGAGAATCGCTCCAAACCAGACTACCACGCCTTAACCATGAGCCTGCGTTCCATTCTGTTTGCACAGCGAGAGGGTGTGGTGTAATGGATTTTGATAAACTGAATCAGCGTATCGCCATTCTGGAGCATCGCACCGTGGTAGATGAAATCGGAAACCATACTTCCAAGTGGGACGAGGTTTTCTCCTGCTGGGCGAAAGTCAGCGTGAAAAGCTCTGCCGAACAAGTGAATACGGGAGTCACCAGAGAAATACAGTCCGTGTCATTCGTGGTCAGGCAGAGCCTTTTCATTCTGTCGCTGAATTCGACTACGCATAGGATTCTGTTTAGAGGTCTTACCTACAACATCAAATCCGTGCAACGTGATTATCTTCACAACAGCTACATCACCCTTGTATGTGAAGTGAGAAAGGCGGGATGCACGGATGAGTACAATTGACAGCCTTGCTGATGACATCATGGCAGGATTGCAGGAATACGTCAGCCTTGCCAACGATTCCATGAAAGAAGCGGTCAAAAAGACAGCAACCTCTGTGAAAAAAGAGATTTCCGCCAATGCGCCGAAAGATACAGGTGCTTACGGTAAAAGCTGGAAAGCTACAAAAACCTCAGAGAATAGCCATACTCTGAAAATGACGGTACATTCCAAAGGCCATTACAGATTGGCACATCTTTTGGAGAAAGGTCATGCCAAACGTGGCGGCGGTCGGGTATCAGGAAAACCGCACATTGCTCCTGCGGAAGAAAACGGTGTACAGTTGCTGGAGCATTTAATTGAGACCTGCAAATAAAAGTCAAGCCACAATTCAGTGAATTTACAAACAATTCACAAGATAAAAAATGGCATGACAAAAAGGCCGCTTCCAACTTAAAAAAAGAAGCAGCCTGATGAAAAGATGCGTAGAAACGTTACGTCGCATTCAAAATCTGATTCACTTTGGCATAGTATATTCGCAGAAATTTGTTTGCAGCAGCGATTCTGTAGGAATAATAATGCTTTCCTTCAGAGCGTTTCTTGATGATGAACTGATACACCGGTTCATCTTCTGGTTTGCTCAGGATAAATACTTCGGTTATTTGAAAGAGAACTTTTCTGAGAGCTGCAGAACCACGTTTGGAAATATGCCTGGAGGATACATCAAGCTGTCCCGACTGGTACGGCGGAGCATCAAGGAGGCGTTGTCATGACTTACGAAGAAATCGCTGAAATGCTGGAAGAAATGGGGCTGCCCTTTGCCTATCATCATTATGCAGAAGGCGAAAGTCCCGCACCGCCTTTTTTGCTGTTCTTATCTCCCGGAGAAAATACGTTTTCGGCAGACAATTTGGCATATTTCAGTTTCAAACAGCTGGACGTGGAATTGTACACGAACCGAAAGCAGCCGGAACTGGAAGAACAGGTGGAGGCAGTGCTTGCCCAGCATGAAATTTATTACACAAAAACAGAACTATTCATTGATTCGGAAGAATTGTATGAAGTGCTCTATGAGATGGAGGTTTGATCTATATGGCAATGGAGAAAAACAA